GCAGTATTGAACTGGGTTTGATAGTTCGTAAGAGTCGTAAGTACAGCCTGCATCATGGTCGTAAACGTAGATGTCAGATTACCTTTCTGAGCATTAGCCGCATTGATGAATGTCGTCAGCATAGAGGTCGCGGCGGATGTCACTCTTCCGCTCGCATCTGTAAACGCATTGATGAAACCGTCGATACCGTTGTTTCCAAGCTGAATCAGTGCTGTGCTAAAACCACTCATACCACTCGTATCTAATTCCGCCATTCCTTTAGCCATTTCAACAAGTCGATTCACCTGGGTAATCACACTTGACATGATTCCGGTATCGATTCCAGAAATAGAATCCGAATAACTCTTAATTCCACTTCCGAACTGAACCAGACTATCACCAAAACTACCAAGATCGTTGTCACCGGTAAACCAGCTTACAAGTCCTCCGGTATTTGGAATGGTGTTGGCAAGCTCCACTAGGGCTTTACCAGCTGTTGCTGAGTTCGTAATAGCCGCGGAGTCCATACCCATAATAGCTTCAGAATATGCCTTCATAGCTTCACCGAACGGTACAAGTTTCTCACCGAAAGTATCAACATCGTTGTTTCCAGTAAAGAATGCTACAACGCCACCTGTATTGGGAACAGTATCAGCAAGCTCGACTAAAGCCTTGCCCGCCGTTGCAGAATTGACGATTGCATCGGCTTCCAGTCCACGAACCGCATCGCCAAATGCTTTCATTGCTTCGCCAAATGGTACAAGCTGTTTTCCAAACTCACCCATATCGTTTTCACCAGCAAAGAATCCTACGACACCACCAGAATTTGGAATGGTTGTTGCCATCTCTGCCATGGCCTTGCCAGCGATTGCCGCTTCTGTAACGGCATTTGCATCGAGTCCAGTAATTGCATCCCCGAACTGTCTCATAGCTTCGCCAAATGGTACAAGCTGCTTTCCAAAGGCAGTCATGTCATTTTCTCCTGCGAAGAAAGACACTAATCCGCCTGTATTTGGAATTGTGGCTGCCATTTCAGCTAATGCTTTGCCAGCTGTCGCCGCATTTGCCACGATTTCCCCGTCCATGTTTCCGATAGCTAACGAGAAATCTCTCATAGCTTCGCCAAACGGTACAAGTTCCTCTCCGAACTTAGATAAAGACGATCCTCCTGTAAGCCAAGAAGTCAATCCCTGTAAAATATCAGCCGCTGTCAGAATAAGCACAGTCTCGGCTAATGCCTTTACTCCGTCCATCATAGATGGCTGAATCTGACTAGCTCCCTGTAAAAACGGCTGAACATTATTCATAAAAGTGGATAAATCAGCTCCAATTTGCGGGAACTGACTCGACACACCGCTCATAAATCCGCCGACGATTCCACCAACGAACTGACCGATTGCCGTTCCGATTCCCTGTAAAAGCTTTCCACCTTCTCCGATAAGCCAAGAAAGTCCTGGAAGTTTCGATAAGAGTCCGACGGCTGCAAGCACTAACGCCATCTCAGCAACAACCGCACCCATACCAAGGATTCCAACCATTGCTCCTGGAACAAGCGATGCTGTTGCACTAAGAGCAAGCATAATAGCTGATAACAGACCGATTCCGGCAATTCCTTTTAGCAAAGCTCCAGTATCGATTCCTCTCAGTGCATCGACGATACCAGCGAAAAATGCTACGAGTACATCGACACCAGCTTTAATCAGTGACGGCAGATTACTAGCAATACCATCTAAAATTCCAATAAGGAATTTGAAAGCTAGATCTACAATTTGAGGCGTATAAGTAACCAGAGCCGCTAATACACCAACCACTAATTGTAAAGCTCCGTCTGCCAGCTGCGGCACACAGGATACGAAAACATCGATCAGCGTTAAGACAACTGCCTTTACAGCTTCACCAATAGCTGGCGCTCCGGCAGCAATAACTTTGCAGATTGCGATAATTCCTTCTCCGACTTTTGTAAGAACAGCCGGAATTAAGCCAGCGATACCAGTAACGATAACTGTCAGTGCTGCTACGATTGCAGTCGCTCCAGCGGCACCAGCAGTTGCCAGCGCTGTGAATCCGATAGCAAGTGCCGAAAGTCCTGTGCCAGCTGCAAGTAAACCCGCTCCGATTGTAAGAACCCCAACACCAATCAATGCAAACGCTCCCGATAATGCCAGAATAGTCGGAACCAATGGTGTAAGTACCGCGCCTGCTACGCCGATAATTGTGAATGCTCCGGCAATAGAAATAAGTCCTTTCGCAATCGCTTCCCACGATAACGCTCCCAAAATACTGAGTACCGGCGCAAGAACAGCTAAGGCTCCGGACGCAACCAACAATGCTGCTGATCCACCAAGCGTACCTTTCATGAAATTGAGACTGATAGCCAACTCAGCTAAGGCCCCACCCATGACGGTAAGACCTCTACCGATCTCTTCCCACTGCATACCTCCGAATTTACTCATACAGTTTGCAATGGTTTCAAGTGCGCCGCCGACGATAACGAGCCCAGTTCCAATACCGATCATGTTCTTCGGCATCAGATTAACAGCAATAGCTACCTCTGCAAGTGCGCCGCCCATAGCAGTTAAACCTCTGCCGATTTCATCCCACTGTAATTGACCAAAATCTTTTACAGCGGAAGCAAAGATTTTCATTGCAGCGCCAATAGCAATTAAGGCTACGCCAGTAGACATTACGTGTTTTGCATTTCCAGCCAAATTCGTAAAGACAGCAAGTTCGGCAAGTAATCCACTAATTCCAGCTAATCCTTTTCCAATCTCGCTCCACTCCATCTGACCAAAGTCTTTGCAAGCGGACGCCAAAACCTTCATTGCTGCCGACAGAATAACGATTCCAGTTGCAGTGCTGATCATTTTCCCGTTGAATTTTGCAACTCTAAGGAATACAGCAATCTCAGCAAATAATACTCCTACTCCTGTTAATCCACGTCCGAGTTCATCCCACTGTAATTTCGATAAATCCTCACATGCTGAAGCCAGAATTTTGATAGCCGCTCCAAATATAATTAAGCTGGTAGCGCCTTTCATAACCTGCTTCTGACTGCTTGCCATGGCTTTAGATGATGCAACAACAATAGTCGTAAGACCAGCAATTCCAACCAACCCTCTTGCAAGTTCACCCCAATCAAGGTCTGAAACCTTCTTCAAAGCTCCTGCCAAAATGGATACTGCAACTGACATAGCAATCATTGCGGTACATGCTTTAGATACTTTTCCCGTATCACTACTGATTTTATTGAAAATCGCCATCGCTCCAAGTAAATTAGCAAAGAGTACAGTAATTGCTCCAAGAGAAGCTGATAGTTTATCACTATCGATCAGGGAAATTGCAACGATAGAACCTGCAAGCAAAGCGATTGCTGCTCCAATTTTAAGTAGCGTTCCATCTTTAAGATTTGTCTGATATGCCTCAAAGCAGCCTCTGACCCCGTCAAGAATTCCAGTTACTCCTTCGAGAACGCCATTTAACCCCTCAAGAGGTTCGGTTACACTCTTTAAGAATTTAGAAACTGATAAAGCAATTCCACCGACAGCAATGCTGTTAAGAATGTCAAGAACTCCGCTGAAATCTGCATTTCCAAGTTTCTCGGCAAGTGTTCCCATCATAGTCCCGACTGCATCGGCAATACCGCCAGCAATTACCTTTACAGCTGTCCACAATGCTTCCATGACTTTGAGAAATTTACATTTTTCCAGTGCTTCTCCCATCATCTCAAAAGCAACAATGACTCCGCTCTTCATTTTTCCAGCACCATCACCAATCTGAGCCATGCGATCATGTACTCGTTCAAGGAATGAGTGGAATAATTCAAATCCAGGGAAATCGAACTTCTCCCCTGCGGCTTTTCCAAATTCTTTTACTTTTTCTCCGGCAGTTTTAACAAACGTAATAACTGTCTTTACGATATCAACAACAGTCGAAACTGCTTTACCAAAGATATCTGTCTTCTTTACAGTTTCATCAAGCTTAACGAGATACTCACCGAAGCTTCCGGTAAGTGATAACACCCCGTTTCCAGCCGGTAAGAAAAGACCAATCAATTCGCCGACACCACCAGCAACGGCTTTGAAAGCTTGTCCGACGATATCAAGCACTGCAAATACGCCCTTAAACGTATTCTTTAGATTCTTTGAACTCTCTTCCCCCATTTTGAATTTTGCTGTCAGATCACGGATACGTTCTGTGATTTCGGCTAACTGTTTTCCAGTCATTGGCGGAAAGATTTCGTTAAATGCCTCCCGAACAGGCTTAGCAACGCTAACCAGTCCCTCGAAAACATTCTTTACTGCTTCGATCATCATGGTTCGACCACCAAGGTCTTTCCAATCCTGAAGCATTTTATTTCTTGCATCGGCAGAAGCATTGATTACGGCACTGAACGTATCACTCACTTCCGTAAGTAATTCCTTCGCCTCTTCAAAGTCGCCGACGATAATTTCCCAGCTTTGTGTCCATCCGGACTGGGCAGCCTCTTTCAATGTGTCGAATAACTGGGTAAAAGTTTTTACTTTTGTCGCAGCATCATTCGCGGTCTTACCCATCTCCATGATGGATTTGATCTGATCATCGGTGTATCCCATGGTTCGAAGCTGATCTTCGTTGAGATCGCCTGTAAATTTTGCCAAAGTTTCAGTCAAGATGTCAGAGGTAAGCCATCCTTTACTAAGGGTCTCTCTGAATGAGCCCTCATCTTTGATCATCTCATCAATGGCAATTCCATGAACTTTAGCCGTTTCTTTCAGCGCATCCTGGAATACCTGACCACCCATACCAGCGTTTACTACTGAGTTCCAGTCCTGTAATTTTACTGTTCCTGCCGCTAATGCTTGTGAAAGCTGATACATAGCGGTACTTGCCTGCTGAGAGTTGGAACCTGATACGGCTGCAAGGTTCGCAATACCCTTGATAGCGGCTACAGATGTGTCCAAATCTACGCCAGCCGCAGTGAACGTACCAATGTTACGGGTCATTTCCGTAAAATTGTAAATGGTCATATCTGCATAATGGTTTAGTTCATCCAACGCATTGTTTACCTGATCAAGCGTTGTGCCTTTTGAAGAGGTATTTGCAAGGATTGTCTGAACGGCATTGATCTGGGTCTCATACTCCTCAAAACCGGTTTTAATCGGATCGATGGTAAAAGCGGAGACAAGATTTTTTCCAGCAGCAAGTGCAGAGTTGGTAATGTTCTGCAAAGCTGTAATCGCCATCACTTCCAATGCCGAAAATCGCACTCGCACAGTCTCAACTGCATTACTCAGCGGTGACATATTCCCACTGCATTTATTTGCGGCATCGTTTACGGTTTCTAAGCCTTTTGCTGCCCCTTCGAGGTTAAGACTCTTCTTCAACTTATCGAGGCTTGATAAACTGGTCTGAATATTTTGCTCAAACTGTTTGTTATCAAACCGCATTTCGACGACACGTTCGTCAACGGTTGTACTCATAGCTTAGTAACCTCCTTCCATGCCGCATCTGCAATTTTGTCAAAAATAGGCTGGATAGCAGGATTGATGTAGTCTCGCCCCTGTACCCAGCCGCCGTTTCTTGTTGCGTGTCCGTATTGCAAAATGACTGCAATAGGGACTCCATTTTGAATATTTGTGTTATAAAAGCTGATTGACACGGAACCTTGCTTCTGCTCGATCTTGTAGTGCCACGAATTTGCTGTCTGTCCTGTATCAACTGGTGTTGCAGACGCAAGGGCGGCTACGCCCTCTCGACCATACTTATCGAGGTCACCGAGACGAACCGATTCCTTTGCTCGCTCTAAGAATCGAGTCAGCTTAGAAAAATCACCCTTTTGTCTGAACGTGATCATATGAATCTCCTACTTTGCTAAGTAAGCACTGGATGAGAAGCCAGTATACTGCACACCATCAAGTACAAACTGGATGTACAGCCACTTAACTCCGTTTGCCATTGTGTAGTAGCCATAGCATTTAACCTTAGTGCCAGCCGGGATTTTACAAATAGCTTTCTTATTGGTTCCGGCATCATTACGGCAATAAAGAACTGCCGTTGTTTTATATTCACCAGCACAGGTTTTGTTAAACTGCTTGGCAGAACAGGTAGCCACCACTTTCTTTGAAACTGACTGGTTCTGATCCTGTTTGGTGTTGGACGGTGTTACCGCCGATCCATTCAGAATCTGATTAACCATGTTCTGAACTTCAGAGTAGCTGTATCCGTACTCAGTAAGCAATTTCTTACGATTCTCGCCGCTTCCCCACAGTCCAACGATAACCTCATGAGCGATGGTTTTGATGTCTTTACCCTTGCTTAATCCAGGAGCGGCAACAGTATTGTCGTCGTACTTTGGTGTGATGAAGCCGCGGATAAATTTTCCGTTAATAGACAGCGTTCTCTTCTTGACCGCATTACTGTAGTTGCCCTCTTCGATAACCATGTAACCGGATTCCTTATGCACCTCGATTACGGTACCGACATGATCCGGATTGCCAGAGTTGTCACCGAATCCGTTATCCTGCCAGTCATACAAAATCGCATCTCCAGGACTCGGAACATAAGCATCGTTCTCCTGCCAACATCCCATTTTCTTTGCCGCTTCAATGAGGTAATAGCAGGAAATTTCCATAGGCATAATGCTCTCATATCGGAGAGCTGCCGCTAATGCAGACCAGGTGCAAGCGCACCAAGCCCAGTCATAGCGCATACGAATGCCACGAGGAAATTTGCCGGCGCAGATCTTCTCAAAGAAGTCGTTATACAAATCGATAATACTTTTGTGTGAACCGTTCGATTCTTTCTTTCCTTCCCAGGATTTGACAAGATTTACAACGGCCTGCCTTGATTTCGCCATTTTAATCACTATCCTTTCGAATTAAATTTCTTTTTGTTTGCGGCGTTTACTTCCGCATGATGTCTGTATAAATCTCGTTTGCTCCTCTTCTTCGGGGGCTTATTTTCCGCATTGCAAATCCGGATAAGCATTAACAAACGATTCAAATGCCATTTCTGACACTCAAACGGAATGTGATACGCGGTCATCCAATAATAGATAAGCTCACTGGTTATCTGCTGCCTGTTTATTGGGCCACCCTTTTCTTCCTTAACAGTCGAAGCCGTCATAGGCGCTTCAATATAGGCATTTACCGCATCAATGTGAGAATTGGTAATGCATTGATAGACCAGCGGGTCAACATTCTGTGTGAGTGTCATACAGCGTATATAATCAATGGTTTCTTCAATAGTCTTCTGCTCTTTAGTTAAGAAGACTTTGCACCATTTACTTTCCCATTTTGAAAGTGAAACGAGCGAATGCTCCAAACGCAACTTCTGTTCCTTTACAGGGATAAATCGCTGATTCCGCTCATCCCACAGATCAGTTCTTGGTATCGTAAGTTCAAGCATTCGATCTCACCTCTTTAGTTCATGGTGGCAACCACAGGAGCAATCTCCGGATTTTCCGAATGCTTCTTGATATCTACAACTTTCGGAATTACATGGTTTACGAATTTAGCGGCTTTGCTGTCATCTGTAGCCAGTTCCATAAACAGAAGATTGTAGAACTGAGTGCAGGCAAACTTTCTGGAAATCTCTTCGGACTTCTCGAAATATGTGCCGTCAGCACTCTTCTCTCCGTATGCCTTTAAGATAAATTCCTTAAAGAACTTGATAATGGTCGGCTGATCTTTTGCATCTACGATGCGCTGAAGCATCTCAGCAACTCCACCAGCTGTGCCCAATTCCATCTCCATAACCTCTGTTTCGGTAAGGTTGAAGAGCTTTGTTTCAGTGCGTTCAACACCATTAAAATCTTTATAAGTCTTTGTTACTGCATACATAATTTTGTTCTCCTTTCAAATAAAAAGGAGTCGCCAGCTTTCCTGAATACGACTCCATCTGTGGTTTGTGTATTATTTTTTTATTAACCTTCTGCGGTCATAATCTTAATTACTTCATCTGGAAGCGGAAGTCTCGGTTCAACACCATCGTCTGCTTCGGCAGAAGAAGGATCTTTACCATACAGGATCTCTTCAAGAGCAGCCAGTTTCTTAGCATCGACCTTGGTGGAATCGAAGGTGAGAATAGAAGTAGGCTTCAGCTTCTTTCCATCGATTAAGGTTGCAATCTCGATTGGTGTGGTGCTGAACTCCCAGGATAAGGTAATAGCTTCCGGGCTGTCATTTACAGTGGAATAACCCTTCTCAGAAGGAGAAGCTAAGCAACCATAAACGAGATGAAGCTTATAGCCGTAATCATTGGAATCAACATCGTTACCGAGAAGTGTCTTGTAAGATAAGCCGAACATCTTACGGTTCTGCTGTCCTGCAAACACTCCAGGGGCGATTTCTTTGGAACCATCGCACTCTGCGAACTCATCCGGTGCCATATAAGCTTCGATTGTGCCGCCGAATTCCTCTGCGGACATAAGGTTCAGATACTTGATGTTGTCTGCATAAATTGCAGTAGGTTCTGCTCCGGACGGGCTCTCTGTTACGGTGCTAAGACCGTTCCATGCGGTACCAGAGTTATATACGCCACCGGTCTGAATCGGGTAAAGGACGCCCTGGCTGACACCGGTCTCATACAGGCGCTCGCCAGTCTTGTCCCAAACGAGTTTCTTTTTCATAGAATTTGTCCTCCTTAAAAGAATATTTCAAAGACATCATGGTTTAAGTTGTCTTTCGGATAATGCCGATTGAATCGACTTGTCGGCATAGATGCTACTTTGCCAACGAGAGAACTATCCGGATCACTGTCGATGACTGTTACTGAATACTTTCTCGCAGACAAATAAACCCCGTCATTCGCAAACGTATTCTCGATATCGTCGAGAGCGTAAACGATGGCGGGGTATTTCATTTTTACCGATGACGGTGGTTGAAAATAAGCACGACACTCTGGTCCTTTGTTTGGACACGAGAGGATGTCGCATAAAGCATTATGCAGTTTCAGTCGTCTGCTCATTGTAAACACCTCCAACGGTCAATATTAAACGGGGATACTGAACTTCAACATTTGAAATTTTCCATTTAGCCCCCATATACTCGATAAATCTCATCGAATGAAAATTCGCATAAGCAAACGGATCGGCTACGATGCTGAACTCATTCGACACATTGAGATTGTCGTTGAGGTTATCCGAACTCTGATACTGTCGAGTATTCCGAATAACGTCTCCGTAGTAGTCACGAACTGTAATCTTCTCTCCCCAGACACCAGGTCGAATTTCCTCTGTTACGGAATAGCCGATTGCTCCGTAAAATTTACTCATTTTGAATTTTCTCCTTTAAGACTTTAGGCTGTGTGATCCTCGGAACCGGAAGAAGCAGTTGTTACATCCTCTTCGATTGCGATTGCAGAGTATACACGAGTAAGAGCACCAGAGCATCTGGTCTCAAGCAGGGATTTCTCCTGGTTGAAGTCGATATCGAACTGAGTGAAGTGAGTAACCTCTCCACCCTTGGTTGCACCGAGGGAGTAATCAGCCAGATTTGCGATAATGGCAACCAGCTTCTTCTTTTTGCTGTCGGAAGTAGTTCTGGTCTTACCCTCAAACTGCTCCGCAGTATTGATACTGCCAACATTCAGTGCAGTGGCAAGTTCGGTCTTGGAAGAGTAAATACGTCTTCCGTTGATGTCTCTTGCCAGGAGCATCTGATTCAGCATATGAGGAGTAATGAACAGATCCGGGGTACCGGTGCCCTTATAATCCTCTCTTGCATACAGAACGGTATTGATCATGGCCTCTGCGATGATGTAGTTCTCACCAAAGTTAGCCGCGGTATTGGTTCCCTGAAGTTCTTTCTTAGCAGCTGCGACATCGAGATCAACGTGAATGGTGTACAGATCATCATCCAGCCAAATCGGTCTGATGTGATCCGGAGAAATCTTGCCTTCATCTCCGTCGTCTCTGCCATCACCCAGCATGATTGCAGTTGCCAGCTCTTCATTGAGCATCAGGCGGTCGATGTTGTACAGGTATGCCACATAGTCGAAATCGGTGATGTCGATGATATCATCTCTATGCAGCGCACTCTTTACGTACACAGTCTGAGGGTCGGTAGTTCTGCGAACCAGCTTGAAGTTGCCAGTCTGCTTCTTCTGTTTTCCCTTAGTATAGCCTTTAGCCTTAAGAGCATCGATGTTACGGATATCTACCTGGCTAGTTCTGATTCTGGAAATCGGACTCTTATGAACTTTGTTCATTACAGTTGTGATCCAACCCTGGTCGTTAGTAATCAGCTCCGGTGCACCAGGACGTACATCCTTGTATTCCGGGAACAGAAGTGTTACATTGCCATCTCTTGTCTGAGCAAATCCGCTTGCAAGAGCATCATGCTGAAGTGCATTCTCATTAGCATAGATCTCCAGCGCGGTCTGGAATGTTCCTACCTGGCTTGTCTTTGCCAGCTTAAGGATTTCCTCCTGATCTGCGTGAGACAGAAAGCTCTTATCATCGCGCTTGTCGGTGTCAAAAACATTGTGTTTCATATTGTCATCTCCTCCTTTAGATTCATCATCCTCTTTTTTAGGATTTTCTTTGTCTACGAATTCAGCCATCATGGCGAAAACTGCTGTCTGCTGTTTCTCGTTCATGGATTTAAAAATGTCTTCGATAGTCTCAACCTTATCGTCTTTTTTCTCTCCATTATCTGATTTGTCATTAGGCTCGATTTTTTCTTCTTCCTTCTTTTTATCCAGCTCATCTGCGGAATGCTCCAACCGACCCATGATCATTTCATTATAGCCAATGACAATACCGGTTTCCCCATCGCCATGCATCACCACATCATCGATAAATGCTCCTGGATTTGCACCGGCTAATACCAGACTTACTTCTCTGATAATGCCATGAACAACATCGTGTCCGGCCTGTTTAAGCTGATTGGCAAAGATAGAAAGAGACTGTACGTCGCCATGTTTTACAAGTTCCCGTGCAGTCTTTCCTGATTCTGTATCATTAAATTCACAGAACGCATAAACTCCTTCATCTCTATTTTCGAGATGAGCTAATCCAAGCACATTCGCCGGATCAGCATGATTATGCATCCATACTAACGGGACAGTCTGCCCGTTCTGTCCTTTGAAAGCGTCTTTTTTAATGACTCTTCCATCGGCACACTGAAGATCATTTCTAGTGGCCCAGCCACCAAAGTCATACTTCATTTTGATTTTCCTCCTATTTTCTGATATAGTACGATAACGGATGCGATGTCTTCTTTGATGAGCTGGAAGACTTTTTCTTTGATTTCTTGACCTTCTTGTACTCTGACCGAATCTTATCGAATTCATCCTGATACGTTTGTTCATATGATGAATCGAGATCGGCTTTTGCCGCTTTATAAGCTTCTCTAACAGATTTGACTGCTGCTTTAAGCTCGGAGCTAACTTTTGCTCTTTCGCTTTTCGCATTGGCTTGATTCTCAGCTTTTTCTTCCTTAGTATCGGACGACACCTTCGCCTTCTGATTAGTCGCATCTGTTCTAACACTGGCCTTGTCCGTTTTGGCATCGCTACTGATTTTTGCTTTATCTGATTTTGCATCGTTTCTAAGCTTTGCAATCTTTGCGGTTCTTTCAGCAACACGCTTAGATCTCTCAGCCTTGGATAACCCTGATGGAATTTCTATTGCCATCAAACGCTCGATTTCGGCATCCTTTTTATTATCGATTCGTTCCTTCTGGCTAGATGATTCCTTTTCAATTTCTTCCAAATCAGAATCTTTATCAGTATCGATGCTTTTCTTCCTATCTGAAGCTTGGGTTAAGGCCTCATTCAGTTCTTTCAAACGAGAAGATATCTGTTCCTTCGTTGCTTCTGCTTTTTCACGAAGTTCCGTAATTTTCTGATCTCGCTTTTCCTGCTCTTCTTTGACCTTTGCTGCCTTTTCAGATTTGATATTATTTTTTGTATAAGACCAAATCTTCTTTCCCTCATCATTCAGCGATGTGGTAGAACGGCCTTTTAACTCTCTGGTACGCATATAGTATTCATGCGCTTTCTGAGGATCGTAATAGGGCGATGCATAATGTCTAAGAACCGCAACTTTAGATTCATCCATTAAGAATCATCTCCCTCCTTATCATCGCCAGACGTATAATTGCCGATGATGTCATCGATTTGTGCAGAAATGCTGTCAAGAACTTCATTAACCAGAGCATCGTAATCACTGGTATCGCTGGATTCTGTTTCTTCACCGCTCGTCGTAGCATCTGTTACGGAACTACCACCAGGCTCACTTAAATTGCTGTTTCTCAATTCATCAGCCTTAGGATCAGCGGATGGCTTCCAACCAATTACCTGTCTGATTTCGTTTGATGTAGCAATTTCATTTCTGGTAAACTTATCAGAAATTTCAGCAAGATCAGCTACCGGAACAAGCTTGAATGGATCTCTAAAGAACATGATTGACTTGTTTTGGGCTCTGGCAGTCTTCGTTAAGAATTTTCTCTTCATTTCATCAACGATTGCGGAAATGATCGGTTCGATTGTCCGGTTGTAATAATTCAGCATAGTCTTCTCGTCTGCGGTACCATCTAAGATGCTCTGAGTGATTCCTAACTGGCTGTAAAGCATACTCGTTAAGTATTCAATCTGCTTCATTAGATTGTTTTCCAACGAACGATTCAACTGTGTGATTCGCTCTGTTCCGTCAGTATAAGCAATGCCATACTTAGAACCGGACAACTGCTGCTCGATATCTTTACGCCGCTTCTCTGCCTGCTGACGCCTTGCCTCTGATTTAATTACATAAGGTAGCTGAATGATCAAATCCAACTTGCCGGAGCTGCTCTGTTCATCGACAGCATCTAACAAATTCAATTTTCGAATAAGCCTCTGCATCGTCGAATTCGGTTCGTTAATTACCGCATACAGTGGATTTTCTACGATAGCAACCGTATCTTTCGGAACAACAATTTCTTGTTTTCGCCCAGTATTTTCGTTATATACCTCAACACGGACGTGACGAGGATACCAGTCACGAATTCGACCAACTCGCATCGAAAGAATCTGATATCCTTTTGTGTCATCTGGATCATCATCGGTATCCACAGGAATGATTGCTACACAGCCTTCATCCATCATGGACATAACAACATCTTGGATAAATGCCCTACCAGTCTGATCAAGATTGGCTTCCAACGACAAACATTCGTTTAAACCGCTTTTTATAACATTTAAAAACCGCCCTTCATCATCCAACTGAACGTGCTGAATGTTGATGGCGGCTACGTCTAAAGCGATTCTATTGTATACGGACGTGACTATCGATCTTTCGTTTCCTCTGGTAAGGCGAAAACGATCAGGACGATATGAATAACCCGAACCGATATTCTGTGACATCATGGTAGGGGCTCTATTGCGAAAAGCATTCCAGGCATTTTTAAACCTGGAACTTAATGATAAATCCATTTTGAATTCTCACCTCCTAAAAATAGGCAAAAAAAAAAGACCCCTTTTCTTAAGAGGTCTCCAGTAATTTTACACCGGTATTTTGTTCAGTATAGATTCGCATATGATTCCGTTACTATCGGGATTATAATGCTCGTCTAAACACTTCAGTGTCAGGAAATTCCCAACCTTTTCTTCTATGTCTGCCCAATATTCATCGGTCTCAGATAAACCGTTAAAATTGCAGTCCAATCCGAGTGACTGCATAAGGTTTATTTCTTCTTCACTGAACATACGCTCATCCTTTCTTTAAATATTTACGCTTTGTTCTACTTCCTGTACACCAAGTGGTTGTTATGGTTCCATTTTCAGGATTCACTGCTACTGTCGCAGATTTCCCTATAAACTGCTGACTTGGTCGTCCAAGGTTATCGGTTTTTGTTTTAATGCTACCATGATTCAACGGATTTTTCAATGCATCCAAAATTCCTTCAACGGTTACCGGTCTTGATTCTGTTTGTGTCCTATCAAGGGCATGATCTGAAAAGCGTGTAACCAATATTCCGTTTGAAGCTTTTACAGGTGTTCGCAACTTACTATTCATTCTTGCCTGGATAGAGCTTCTATCATGAGCTAATTGTTCTTTCGTTCTCCGAACTCCCCATTTCATACCTTTTATTCCATAATGCATCAAATTATCATTTGATTCGATACGAGCTACTTTTCTGATGGTGTAGGGTCGTAATACAGAAGAGCAATCAATTAACTTTGCTATTAGCATCTTTATACCCCCTACTCGAATGCTTCCCGATTCGCCTTGAATGCGATGTACGCATCCATCATTGCGGCGACGGCGTCGATTTTTTGCTCATACCGCTTTTTCAGCAATTTACGGTTCCCGTTAGTATCTTCCAGAGTAATACAGTTTCCCATAGCAAATGTCATCAAATCCTCATCAAACAGGAGCATTCGCTCTTCTGAAAGTTTCTTCAATTCGCCAAGTGGGACAGATTCTGTCTTTGCACCCTGGATAACTTTTTCTATTCCGAATGGTCCATTTTCACTTGCCCAACGTTCAACAAATTCCTTTGCATTGTATGGGTCATAACCAAAGCATCGTACATCATAACCGCATTCAATAATATGGTTATCCAAATCCTCATATACTTCCATCATGTCAAGAACCGTCCCTTCCAACACAATAAGACTTCCCTCTTTCATAAACTGATCGTATTTAATTCTCATTGCTGCTGGGAGTTTCATCAGAGTCGATGAGGAAATGTAGTTTCTGGTTTTGACGCCGAATGATCCGTTCGACAATGGGAATAAAAATGTGAATGCACAGAAATCGTCGCCTTGTGATAAATCAGCTCCCAAAGAACATGGCATCTGCCAATAATCTCGATGGCGATGTGGGAGAGTTTCTTCATATGTAAAGTAATATGTGTATCCCTCCATAGGAAGTCCGAAGCGCTTAGCCAAAATATCGTTTCGAGCTGCCGGAGCCTTTTCTGCTCTCTCAACGTCCAGCTGATAGGTTTCATAAGAAACAGTCTTTCCAAGGTTCGGATTTGCTTTCAACCATTTATCCGGATCGGCAACCTCATCGATAGAATCCAGCTTATACCACCAGATCGATACGTGCGGATTGATATAATCCCCTTTTAGAATATCCATCAATTCCATTTTGATTGTATCGCCAGCACCGTTACGGACAGTACCCTCTGAACTGATCGCAACGATAAGGTAGTCGTTGACCTTCGATGCACCCTGTTCGATTGCTCCGATTACATCTTCTCGAATATCACCAGAAAGCCACTCGTCAACCGTCGCCACTTTAAGCTGAAGTCCCTGAAGTTTGTCGATTCTCATTGGACGAATTTCAAGAAGCGATCCAGTAAGGAAGTTTTCAATTCCTTTCTTAGTGGATGCCAATTTCATTCTATTCGCCTTTGATCCGGTTGTGTTCTGCAACGATCCTTCTGTAAGGAACTTATAGAAAGGTCCTCTTGATCTGGTAATAGCGGTTCGAATCGGGGACAACACCTCTTCTGCCTGCTTCATCGTCGGGGCTGTGGTTATCTGATGTGTCGTTGTGACATCAACATTTAAGAAGAAATTCTGCAAGCATGAACCATACATTGACTTTGCAGCACCTCTGGCCACTATGAGATATTGCTTATTAACTAATCTTTTTCGGATAGACTTGGTGACATAATGTCCGCCATGACCATCTTCATAAGGTTCGTATACACTTCTCTCAACAAAATAGTACCAGCCGAAAATCTGCTCAGCCCAAACTTTAAATGTGTCAAGCAGTTTCAAATCTGAACCGTCAGTTAAAGTAAGCTCATTCTCGCAATAACTGATAAACCCCTCTACTGCTTGATCGTCGTAATAAATTCCAGGATTTGCAATGAGATCATCGATTCGGTTCATCTCCATCTCGATTTCTCGGCATACCGGAATTTCGCCACGAATTACGGCATCACGAAACATGCCGTAGTATTTCGGGACGGCAGTGTTCGATAACGCCATTATTTTCTTCTCCTACTTCTTCTTATTCGGGTTTGCAGCGATGTACTGTGCGGCCTCTTTAAGATTGAATTCTTTTGTCATTGCAGTCTTTACGGCATAGGTCATTGCTCCAGCCGCAGCCACAGTCAACGCTTTCTTTCCGGATGCAGAAAGAATTTCTGACACATACTTTCTACCAGGTGCGATGTCGTCTTCTGTAAGATTCTTAAACTCGCGTTCTAATTTAAGTCTCTCAATCTTTTTCTTCAGATCGGCATCGGACATTGTACGCCGATTCTTAACAGCAGCTTTACGTGCTGATACCTCATTCTTATCATCTGAAGATTTGGAAGAATGTCCTCTGGCTCTTGCAAGCTGCGCTTCTGATCTTCGAACTCCCCATTTCATTCCAAGAATTCCATGGTGTGCTAAATAGGTGTTATTCATTTTGAATCTCCCTCCTTTGCGATGTAACTGGTAACACCTCCGCTGGCATTGGATGTCTGATAATATGGAACTTCATGAATCACAAGGTCTTCGCTAAGCACCTTTCCAGATGTATCCAAAGTTTGAGTCTGATGCGCCTTTGGCGTAACTTCGTACGATCCAGAATAATGCTCAGGTTCGTCCGGATCGGTGTCATCGTTTTCCGCAGCAACATTTAGACGCCATTCGTACTCACTGATTTGTGTTTTATAACACTCCAGCACGGCCGAACTAAGCGGCGGATCGAAAAGAAGTTTGACCTTCAAATGCATATAAGATTTGACAAGCATGTATTTGGATTCATCAGAAATGAAATCTTTCCACGTTGCACTCTTATCTTCGATCATGAAACCTTTGGATGGACCGACACCAAGCTGTGTAAGAATTGAGAACACAGAATTGATGTGCATGACCAAATCTGCATCGAAATGTTCATACTCCTCTGCGATACCGAGTAATTTCTTGATTGATGTCAGTACACTATCTGTAATATTCATGATCGCACCTCCATCTAACAGAGTTTTATAAACTCACTCATGCAATACCCGCTGATACCATCCACAGTCTTTACTTTATAAAAACCGGAAACAGACTCATCGTTGCATACCTTCACAACTGTATCCGAACCGATGATTCCTAATGATCTGGATGCCTGCGTCGGGTCTTTGCGAATGTTTAAATTCATACAATTTACCACAACACCCATAAGTGGCTTCTTGTTTCCTTCCATAATTTTCCTCCTAATGCCTCCATGGGCATGTATCATTTTTTCGTCGTTCATTTGGAACTGTTAAAAGTAGTTTCTCATCTCCATAATGTATAGCATTGTGGGTCGATAAAGTTGTTGCAATTAGATACTCTGGATTCAGAACCAAATCGGTCCGCAACAGTATATCCTGCTGCCTTATTGGGTTCATGTGATGAATAAGAATCTTTCCACGAATCTCGTAACCATCCAATCCAAGATCACATCCATTATCACGAATAATAATTTTTCTCCGAATGTCCTTCCATTCTTGAGAATTGTAAAATATCTGATTAAGGTATCTATCGAATCCGAATGTCTCTTCGCCAACTACTCCATCCAAACGAAGATACTCGTATCGTTCATTAAAGGTTGGAATCTGCAAGAGTTCTGAATAGCATCTAAGCATCATCCACCTCATCTCCATGACCGCTATAACCACGAAATGCTTTTAATGCATCCGCATACAGTTTCTCAGAATTTTCAATAGATTTCAGATTCTGTGTCTTTGCCTCTATCAGTTCCTTCTGTTTTTCCAAAATCTCTTTTTCGATTCTTTCTTTCGTTGAACCGAGCTTTAAATAGTGAGTAATTACCTGAGATGAAGCTGTTCCCTCTCGTAACTGCTTTTCAGCCAAGTCAACCGCCAATGAAACAAGCTGATTTTCTCTCGCTTCTGGCGTTAATGCTGGACGCATCATCCTAGAAGACTCGGATTGCTTTGCTTTCCTCAAAGTTGATGCCTCCTTCCATTTAGTTGTTCGTTACTTCTGTGATAGTTCTCACATACTTTTCCAGTATTTAAAAGGACCTACAAATCATGACAATGCTACTCAACGAAAGGAGAACTAACTTTGAGCCGATCCAACAGAAACCGTTGTCAAATATCATGAGTTATAGACCCTTGTAAACACTGGAACAGCTGAAAAGGCTCCCTAAAAATACCCTCCGGGGAAAGTTTAAAGACCGCCGCGATATGGGTGGGGGTATGTTTTTTAGACACCCCCCTATACCCCTTTTAGTCATGTACTAGCGGTTTCGGCTTTTGATATGCCGACGAAATCACTTTTTAGGAAGCTTTTTCTTTATGTTCATTTGTTTCTGATTTACTTGTAACCTTTCGATAGATGTTCTGGAAATCATAACGGATTATCTCATCAATAGCTCGCTCTACTTCCTTGTTGTTCTCTTCATCCGACAACTGATCCGATGTTCGAGCGATTCGACCAAGGTAAGCAGTTGTATGATAGCCTTTTTCCTCATCGAACATGAACCATTGAGTGAACTGTTCAAACGGATCATAAGGATTATCAAAAGTTGTAAGCGCAAATCTCATCTTACTTAGTTCACTCCTTTCCATTCAAATACTTAGAAACTGTCGAAGAAGAAACCCCAAGAGCTTCCGCAATCTCTGAAGTGCTGTAGCCAGATGCACTAAGTGCAGCGATACGATTCTGTTTAGCTGTGCTCAGAGTCGTACTTGCACGAGGAGTTGCTCTCTGACGAATAGTATCAGTATTCGTGTTGTTCAGAATTTGCGTAAGCTTATTCTCAGAAATTGCTCCGGCCTGGATAGCTTCCCATTCTTTATCCGTAATTTCGATGTTGGATCTCTTAGCTCCTACAGAACTTCTTGCCTGTGCTAGAGCCTGCTGACTTGCCTTCTTAACTTCAGCTTTTGTCATATCCGGATTGTCTTTTCTTTTAGCTGCAACAGTAGCATTCGCCATTGTCTGAGCCTGTCTCTCTCTAGGAGCATTCGCCAAAGCCAAATCCAGCTTAGCATTTAAAGACTTTACTTCTTCAGAATAAGTTGCCTTAGCAGAAGCGGAGTAAGCAATTTTACCGGTACTCATCATCTCTCTACGAGCCTGGTTAGCTAAAGACTTCATAGAATTTGCATAATCGGCATAAGCTTCTTCCTGGGGGGTACCTGAAGAAAGTGTGCGGGCGTCTTTTGTTTCTGCCATCTTCGTACTCTTCTGAGTTCTCACCTGAATTTTTCCATTCTTATCGACATACTCTTCCTTAACAGACTTGTATGATAGGGAACCATCCTCTTTGATTGTAGGTGAACCTTTTCTCTTAGGAACCTGTGTCTCAGATTTTGCTCTTGAAATGAGAGTAGATGCACCTTCATGGTAACGACCTTCTGAATCCACATTTCCCTGATACTTCTTCTTAAGAGAAGCGATGCCGTTATCGATTTCACTCTGCTTATAATCCAGTTTGTGTTTCTCGGCATCGATTACAACCATACTGTGACGAACTGCTCTCGCTAATTCATCCTGTGTGGCTCCCTTCAAAGTCATATCAGTAATCAGATTCGATACTTTACCCATTTCTGTCTGAGTATTTCTCATAATCTTATACTCTTTACCATTACGATAATAATGGTCTATGCCATCAGCATCTTTCTTAACAGTTCCACCATAAGCATCCTTGGTATCGAAACCTTCCAAACCTTTTAATGGAGAAGTGGAAGTAATCTTTACCTTACTCTTTGTGGAGTTACAAGGAATTACCATTACGGTATCACCATCAAAGTCCGCTCCGGATAAACGGTCTGCATTCTTCTTATTGATACCGATTGCATCCGCCGGTGTATTTCCGAGAACGCTCTTTCCTTCAGTCAATTTATTGTTGACCTTCAGAATAGGAATCTCAAAAGTTCCACCATGCGGGTATCGAATCAAAGCAACTGTTTCCCCATCTTTGTAGTTTGGAGCATACACCTCATTGTCTTTGATTGTTGTTAATGGGAGAATTACCTGATACTTCTGACGAGGTAACGCTGCTGCCTGTAAATGTACGGCGGCTGCATCACAATCATCAGCAAATGATTTCAACAGAGCCTTCTTTACTGTGGGGTTTGTCAGCGAACAGATTTCGTCATATTCAGCCTGCTTATCGGCTTTTGCTAAACCTAACTGTTTTTTGATAAGTGTCAAACTCTGCTTGGAAAGGAACTGTGACGGAAGTGTCTTACTCCATTCACCCCAATCGCCTTCTTCTGCTCGCTTATTGATCAGAGAAAGGGACTGTTTCTTTCCGGTTACAGGATCTGTATACTTACCCTTTGGATCATCGTAATAGCTCTGACCACCATGCTCCTTAATCAAGGAACCAAACGGATTATCCGGGTCATCCTTAATCTTCTTAAGAACATCTTTAGTTGGCGTACCAGACTTTTTGTTAGTGTTGAAAATCACATCAACACCATCCGGCATATTATCAGAGTAAACAGCCATACCTTTAAGGTAGTGGGTTCCGTCTACCATAATGCGAACCTGTGCATAGTGGGAATCGCCTAAAGACAGGTCTTTCACACCTCTACGAAGTTCGATTACGCCATCCTTATCGACACCACCCTGATCAGCATAGCGGATCTGTAGGCGCTTTGAATCCATACTGGCTGGATACTCAAAAGATTTTCTGAAGGACTCTCCATTGTCATAGGAAATGTAGTCTCTTACAGAATGGACATTCTCAAAGTCATAAATATCTTTATGCTCGGTACCTGGTGGACAAATGACCTTGATATTGGTCTGCTTTCCGGGATTGGTAACCTGTGGAACACCGCCTCCATAAATTGGATAGCCTTCCAGTTCCAGCATATAAAGAGCCTGATTCAGTTTTTCTTTTGACACGCCAAGCTCTCTTTCAACGCCGGTTCCGACATCGATCATTCCTTTTTCTTCGATAAGTTTCCGCAGAACATCCGCAGTGGCCTTAGCCTGGTTCATTCTGTTTTCAGAAGTTTCGTTCAATAAAGAGCGGACAGATGAGTCATTAGCGAATCCCATCTTATCGGCAATTTCATTCAAACTGTAACCCTTCTCGCGAAGACCTTTTGCGGTTGCTACCTGAAGAGCACGACGCTCATCTTTTGCGAGGCTCATCTGAGTACGAAGCTGTGTGGTAGTCAAACCCATATTCTTAGCTATGTCGGTTTCGCTCATTCCGGATTTTTTCAATTCCTGAACACGGCTAAGAAAGTCACCACTATGCTGATACGGATTTTCTCCAGAACCATAAGGGTAACGCCCAGAACGCCGTGGCATACCATAATGCATTAAAATATCTTCCACGATGGAATTCATAGCTTACCCCTCCTGTTCTCTGATTCTTTTAATCACCTTATCAAAAGTAATGATTCTGTCCATGATTGGAACGATATCCTCAGCCGTTGGATTATGGTACAGAATTTCATTGTTCTGATAAATTCGCAATTCCATTTCAATATCCGCAGGCTTCACTTTATATTCCAAACAAAAAAGAGCCGCATATATTTCAAGCTGCTCCATGTGTGCCGGAATCTTTCCGGTCTTCAAATCGTGAATTCTTAAGAAATTATTCCGAAACAAAATTGCATCAGCTGTGCCAAAACAATTATCGGAATAGTAAAGGATCTGTTCCGGCGTCATCTTAAAGCCAATAGCGTCATTCACATACATATTTAATGTCTGCTTCGATTTTGGCAATTTCTGATTGAGCATAATGCACTGAGCCGCAAATGCATGTAATACAGTTCCTTTTTGTGTGGCAAGGAAATTCCGATATGCTTCCGCAACTTTATCCTCACCATAATTTATCCAGTGATATTTACTGGCACCAAGAAAGGCGTGCTGTCCTTCAAGGTTCGAATGATTGTTGAAGTTCATCCAGTACCTCCTCTTTATTTTCTGGACATATAAATCTTGAAAATGACATCTGATTCATACGGTCCACATAATATTCCTGATTCGGCTGCTTCTTTGCGCCAGCACTTTTTTTACATTCTAAGGAAGCCCATTTGTCTTTATGCAGAACCAGCAGATCTGGAATTCCCTGAATATACGTCGGGTCATTTTTCATCACGATACACCCCGGAAATCTTTCTTTCAGTTCCTTGATCAAATTTGCCTGGAACTTATTTTCCAACATAATGGAGCCTCCTTTCAATTTTCTAAAAACTCAAAAGAGGATGTGGTATTTAATAAAAATGCCTATTTATCCTCTCTCTTCATAAAAGGGCATGTTTTTTTCGCGCGCAAAAAAGAGCATAAAAAAAAGACAGAGACACGATTAAGCATCTCTGTCCAAATATGTAGTTGTTAGCTGTTGTTTCTTAAATATCGGATCAGTATCCAAATCAACCATAATCCACCGGTACACAATGTCAAAACGACATCCAGGATTAACCCTGCTGTGCTACGCTTTTTCTTTCCGCCTTTACTCATCTATTTTTCTCCTTTCTCAGCCTCTATAGCTTTTCGATCTTTCTTAAATATCTTTTCTAAACCGCTTTTTGCAGAATCCATGGTTTCAGAAACACTTTCTTTTAAACGTTCCTTCTTTTCCTGTTTCTCAGCGGCCTTCTGTTCTTTAGCCTCCTGCTTAATACGAACACTATCGTCAAATATCTTTTGGCTCTTCTCGATAACTTCAGCAGTTATGTATCTCAGGCAAACCGTTGTACCGATTTTCACTTTCACACCTTGCTTTGGGTTCGAGTCTATAACTTGAGTATCCTCGTAATCGCGATACTTTGGATCGGCTTCTTTCATACGAAGCTTACTCTTTGAAACTTTCAAGCCACGTTCCGTCAGTAATTCTTCTGCCTGTTCCAAATCTATCGGAAACCCCTTACGATATAATTCTGGAATAATAACTTTCGTATCTATTTTCTCAGTCGGCTTATTCTGAGCATTATCTATTGCTTTTTCAACCAAAGGTGTAACCGCAGTAATCAAACCACCAACAGCTCCGATTGCTCCTATGACACCCGAAATGTTTTTATTTGATTTCGTTCCCATATAATCACCCTTTCCATACTCAAGTAGGAATTTAGGGCAAATAAAAAGTGCGCCCCAATTTGAGAGACGCACCGAAAAAGCGCATCTCTTATTGTTGCCACACAATCTCTTCGCCGTTCAAGGGTACGAGTAAAAGAGAATACACTTTTTACCAAAGTTATTCCCTCGAACGCGATTTCATTATTAGATTGTGTGGCTCTTATAGTATAGCATGAAGCACACAAAATGGAAAGCGGATTCTGTAGCCAGATCCTAGGCTGCAAGCATCTTAGCTCGCTTTGCCATATCATCATAAACCACCTTGGTTCCGTCTGCTAAATATACGACAATGCTCATGTAGTTGTACGGACGATAATCCTGGGCTTCTTTTGATAACCGCGGATACACCGATTTGAAATTATTGAAAATATCTTTCCATGTCACTTTACGCTTTACATTCACGGCAAACCTCCTACTATTGGATATAATGCTCCAAATGGATATCCACAATAGATGCCTCCAGCACCTGAGTAGAAATCTCTAGGAATGGTATAGCCAAACATCAGATCATCAAAAGATCGATATGGCGGATTATCAACCCACAGCCACCCTTGTGACATAAGTATTTCGTTCTTCATCATCACATACGCACCTTTCGGAATATCTTTATCCACTCGCAAATGATACTGAAAATGCTCGCATAACCAATCCTCGACCAATTTCTTGTCATTCGTCACGAAATCACCTCTTTCTTGCTTCTGGTCAAAAACCCACTTTTATTCGCCTATTACTATATATTTTTAAACTTTCTATCATAATAGTTTGGTATTAAAAGTGGGAAAGTGGGCAGAAAACCCGCAAACCCGCATAAATACTTGGTTTTCACTGGTCAAATCCGGGTTTTTAAAAGTGGGCAAAACCGGGCAAATGGCCAGAAATTTGACCAAAATTCATAAATTTTCTCCAAATCGACACCGATTTTCAGCTCCGGTCAAAAATATCCGGGCTTTGGTCAAATCCTAAAACCCAAAAGTGGGCAGAAAAATGACCTGCTACTACAAAGATTTTTAACCTAGATTAGCTGAAACCAGTCAGAAATTCCTCCTCTGATACGGTAAATTTCGTCTTCCGACCGGCTTATAAGTGTACGTAGACCTCGTAGAATCCGGCAAACGTCTGTGGGATTTACACTTCCAAACGATATGAATTTTCCGCTTCTCTTCACTCTGCTCGATTTGTCCTGAAACAGAATTCAACGCCTCCGCCAATTTTTTCAGTGGTTCCATAGCCTTAACCCAAGCTTCAGATAATGCTGCACATGCTTTCTGTAACTCTTCTACTGTCATAATCATATCTCCTTTACATCATAAACACGACTTAATGATACTTTAGTGATTTTGCCGTCCTTTTGAACCATTGCATAGTCTCCGCTCCAAAATCCAGTCCCGATCTGTAATAATTCATAAATATCGGTATTTAATTTACATTTACTGCAATCATCAACCACATTAAACATTTCCTGAGTTGCAATGCAAGCAGAACAGGTTGAGCGATCAGATCTTACCTTACAGATTTTCATCTCACCTACCTCCAAACCTTTCCCGTTCTCTTATCCTTCAGCACAACTCGTCCCTCGATATGGAAATCTGCCAATTCACAAAGTGAAAACAGAGTATTCAGTAACTGATGAAATCTCACATCATCCTTGTCCTGTTCCTGCTCCACATTTTTAATCGCTTTATAAGCTGTCGGATCATTGTAACCCTCTGCATTTTTTCTGTCATCCTTAGCTGTCATCTCTACCTCCCCATCTCATAGAATCGTCCATCCACATTGCAGCATTCATAACAGATAAAACAATATATCCGCCTAAAACAAGAATAGCTGCCAAAATGATAATTCCTAAAATTAAATATCCCATTTACTTACCCTCCACTTCTTCTAATCGCACTCCACCATATATCCAAAGATCTTCTTTGAGCTTGTCCATGTCTAACTCATCGTTTTGCCACTTTTCATAATATTCGAGAACATGCTCTGTAAACTCCGGAATCCGCTTTGCATATGTCTTCGTCCAATAGTGATCCATCAACACTTCAAGCGGCAGAGTAAGCAGAAGGATCATCGCCTGATTGATAGCATCATTCGTAGCCTCCTGCTTAACTCTATCCAGTTCACCAGATATCTTTTCTCGAACCAGGGCATCTAATTGAGCTCTTGTCAGATTGTATGTAGCGGTCTTAGCTTTCTGCTCGCACTTCTGTGCCCTTCTCCTTTCAGCCCGGCTCATATAGCCGCCTCCTTAATTCATAATGCAATTTTCTCTTGATACAAATAATAAAATGCCCAACATCAAGGTAAATAAAAAGAACGTTGCATCCCATTCAATCGGGATTGTCAACGCTCCAAGTACAATGAATATGATTCCGTATATCTTATTCTTAATTAAGTCCTTTCTCAACATTGTCTTTCTCCTCTTTTGACTTTGCGATGCCACCTGCTACATCATCCATTTTTATCATTACTCCGGCTTCTCTGAACCGTCCGTATGCTCTGGCTGTAGCACAGTGCTCAATACACTTCATAACCCGGTCAACCAGTGTATAGAGGCATATATAGCCGATAAGAAACATGATAATAAGCTGCATAAATGTAAAATTCATAAATTTAATCCTCCGTTTTTCTTTTATAAATATAACCTTTGCTACTATTTCTAACAGCTCCCTGTAAGGCGTTAATTGAATTATCATCCAATCCGCCTGCGTTCATAATCAACTCTGAATACGGAAGTTCTTCAATCCATTTACAGAAATCACGCCACTCGTCCAGCTTATGTCCTCGACGACTCTTATAAATATTCGCCAGAACCTCATAATTCATCATGACATTACGAGTCTGATTATAGCTGCTCGGGAGAAGCTGAATCATCTGCCACCATACTTGTTTATCCTTTGAATCATAATTCTCGCCTTTGTATTCTCCGCCATTCAAATATAACTTTCTAGCCACATTTAAAATATCAATGATATCCCATAAAGAGCTAGTTCCAATACGATTAAGATGCTCACAGCTAAAATCGTCCAGCGTAAACCCCTTAGCCGCAATCTTATGCATGGTACTGCAACTATTAGCGACTGTTCCGACTTTGTAAGTATCGAATTCTTTCCACCAATATAAAGGTGCGGTAATCCTCACATACACCGGCATCATTCTCATGAACTTTCTATGATCTGTACCAGCATTAGTTAAACGATGCATGAGTGAATGATCGTTTTCGCCAAGATCAAACCCAACAATATCGTATCCAGAGGTTTCATATTCGCTATCGCTCTTCTCCCATGAATTCATAGGATTACGCATACCTTCAATAATAAACTCCATCTGCTCCGGACTTGCCAGAACCACATGCTCTAATTTAATCATTTTTATTCTCCTTTCAGAATATCCAGATCCCCGCCAATCTGGATTATTATGCTCCTGAGTCCAGCATAGCCCACGTTTTTAATTACTCTTCTTCCTTCTCATAAGGAATCTGGATTACATCCCCACCAGGAACGGTAACAGACTGCATAAGCTGACCAGTTTCCTCATCGAAGTAAATGTTATCCATGGCATGATCCCACTCTTCGAACTGCTCAGCAATGTTTCTGCCTTTCTCTTTACGCATGTTGATAAGCTCATCATGAACTACACGTCTCCAGGCTCTTGCAATTTCCATACGGCTCTGAGCGAGGATGTTGTACAGTCCGTTCTCGGTCACAAAGTTGACGGAACGTCTCTGTCCTGCTACTACCAAAGGTAGTTTCAGCTTTTCATCCTCCTCACACATTTCGAGCATTCTCCACTCGTTACCGCTACTGTAGCCTATAGCATGACTAATATCTTTTGCCTTGAATAGCGGAGCGTCCAGATCTCCATATACATTAAGGCGCTTTCCTCCAAACGAAATACTTCCGGCAATTTTAATCTCTTTACTCATCTCTGTTTATTCCTTTCTCTTTGTAATTTAACGTCCATAGCTTTTTGTAACTCTTCTGGTGTAATATTAAAAATGGACTTAAGGAATTCCAGGCAAATATAAGCATCCGCCATCTCTTCCAAAAGTCCAATTCTATTATCATACCCACGAATCTGTTTACTGATTACCTGTGTAAGTTCTGCAAACTCTTCCATGGCAATCGTACACTTTAATTTCCACGGCTGACTCTCAACACTTCTTCTGATAATTCTCCGCCGCTCTTTATCCGACAACTCGATGTTGCTTTTCATGCACTGGATAAATCTATTTCGATCCATCGGTTGCCTCCATCCGAGCTTTAGCAGCTTCCTTTCGCTCCTTGTACTCCGCTTCGTCGATTTCAGCAAAGCCGTTCGGAGCTTCTTTAAAATATCTGTTAATTGCTACCTTGTCCATGGACGGAGTGATTACGTACAGAATACCTACGGTATCGTAATCACCTTTCGCTGGATCTACAAGGAAATCCTCCGTATAAATCTTAAAGGCTCTATCAGCCGGCATATAAGGCATAGTGATCGGATACAGTTCGTCCATAACAGTATCAATCAGTCCACTGTGATACTGAGCATCCGGACAGTTGATATTCACGCCATGATAGCGATCCACATCTCTGTACTTAACTGTGCCGTCAGCATACACATATTTGAATAAGGAAGACATACGTTTGCACTGATAGTTACGCTCTTCTCCCTTCAGACCACTCATATCAGAAATATCACTCCATACCTCGTTGGTATCTTCAATCGGAAGAAGCGGCTTGTTGTTGATGAGACGGTTCAGAATGGCCTTAGTCAGACCAATGCTGAAACCGGAATGACCGTCTTCGCACAGAGAGTTAAAAGCTTTCAATGCACTTTCATAGCACGCGCAACCATAATCCCATTCTCCGTCTTTTCTGTCTGGCTTCTCTCGACGGCAAGCAATGGTGACCTCATTTTCAGCCCAACGCTCCATGCTTGATTTTTCACGACAGGAACTGATAGAGCGGTTGCGATCATCTATGTACTCATTTGCAAATATCTTTCTGCAATTTCCGCCAAATGCTTCCACAATTTCCGGAAGGTTGTCATTCACAGCATCGAAGACCAGTCCGTATTTTTTACACCACTCCACAGCCTCTTTGGTCTGCTCCTCATTTCTGGATGTCCAGAGAATCAGCTTTTCTCCGTTAGCCTGTCTTTTTTTCAGATACTCGATGAGCTCCTCATTTGGCATACCGATCTCCGGCCACTTGTTCTCGCATAAAGTGCCATCAAAATCTACTGCAATAATGTTCTGTTTCATTTATTTTCTCCTTTCAGTTTTCAATCCATTCGTTATCGATATAGTAAAAACCAAATACGCATAGTCCGATAACAATTATCCAAATCACCCAGAATAACCATAGTTCCCAATCGCTTTCCAAATAATCAACAGTTTCTTCAATGGTGCTGTTTTCATAAAATGAAGAATTATCAGATATGGTTTTATCCCGTAATTCAGTAAATATGGTTCCTATATATTCCGTATCAACGCCATAATACTTATGCCGGACATGACTTGATTCTTTTATAGTGTCAATATGTTCAGTACTTGGAAACTCTACCTTGTTCGATGGGAAGATGTGTCCTAAAAATGTAATTTCCGAACATCTTTGTTCTTCGCTTCCTGCATAGTCCCAAGACCAATAAGTTTCAGTTCTGGTATGTGTCTTTCCTTTAGAATCGGTTGTAGTGACGGTTCGTGTATGCATATTGTAATGTTCCTCTATTTTTTCTATATACATATACTCCCCGTTAATTTCTGGATATGAAACAGCATCCACAGCCTTCAAATCTCCATAAACGAACGCATAACCGACGTTGGTTCTCATTCCATATTCAAACAGATCAGAGCTTTCGATTTTAATAGCTTTATTGTACTTTTCGTTCCGATCCAGAATATAGTTTGAAATTCTCCCAGAAATCACAAAACCAATAAGAAGCATCATTGCGATTATGGATATACTTGCCAGAATCTCACGCTTAGTAATTTCAAAATCTCCAAAATCAAAGCCTCTATTTTTCATGACATCAATCTCCAAATAAATTTTGAGGCGCATTTACAGGAGCACCATAATCAAGGTACTGATACTGCTGCGTTTCATATCCCAAAATATTTAAAAAAAATCGAGTAGGAAATTTTCTAACATAGCGATTGTATTCTTTAATCTGCTTGTTATAATTTTCTCTATACTCAGCAATTAAATTTTCCGTAATGGATAACTCATTCATCAGTTCCTTGTAATTTTCATTGGATTTTAATTCCGGATATGCCTCTGTAACAGCAGCGATTGCAGTGGTTACATTTTCTATACTGGTTGCTTTTTCCCTACCCTCGACAATAGCTGTAAGTGTTTCAGCCTCATGCTTATCATATTGCTTAACGCAATCTGCAAGATTATAAACGAGATCGACTCGTCTTTTTTCCTGCACTTTAATATCTGAATCAGCAGTGTTGACCTGCTCCTCCAATGCAAATGCTTTGTTTTGTGTCCCCTGTACTCCAAAAATACACATAAAAATAACAGCTACAATTCCAGAGGCTACGATAAGTACCAGTTTCCAATTTTCTTTAATTGCTTTCATCTTTACTTGTCCTCCTTAATGATCCCGATAAATTCTACCCGCTCTTCTGCCAGACTCACAAAATATCTTTTCCCTTTGTAATCGACGATGTCGCCCTCGTACTTATAGTTCTTGTCCAGCTCTGAAGCATACGCCAAGATGTTTATTTTTGTCGTTCTATTCATAGCTCCTCCAAAAATCAAGCTCCAGGTTGCATGGCTGATTGATCTGCATACTGCAATGCCTGAGGCTTTTCTTCATATTGTCTAAAATATATTCAACTGTGATTTTCGTTGTCTGCGCCAGTTTTATATACTTAGAATGTTCCTCGTACCACTTGAATATCTCATAGAGATTTCCACTCTGCCAACTGAATGACCACCAATCACAAATCATCTCAATGATGTAATCGTATGCATTTCCAAAACGGTCTCCAGTTCACCGTCTTCCATATCGTCATGGATAAGAACCCAGTGCTGCCAATGATGTGGATTCCGGTGAATGTGAAGTAACCATGCTCTCTGATACCGCTGTACAACTTCATAAGAGCGATTATTTCCATAGAAATATGCATCGTATGCCTCATACTCATCCGGCTCGTTCTTAGACTGATCATGAGCAAATTCCGTATTCCACCCGGCGGTGAGTGTATTTGTCATAAGTCCAGGTAAATTCTCAGAAAGCCAGTCGAACCCTCTTTTCACATTAGCTCGATGTCTGGCTAAATATTGATCGTACTGAAAGCTCACTTTTGACCCTCCTTCTTTTTCGTTGTTATTAACCTTTCATAAAGCTCTCTCGCTTCATCTCCTTGGAAAGCATTGATAATCTCTACAGACTGATTCATCCGTTTTCTTCCCACAACCATTACTCCAGTATCGTTTTTGTTTGAGAAATCAACACTAACTAATATACTATCTACCATTTTCAGCCTCCTTCCAGTAAACAGGTTTATCCGAATTGGCATTCATCGGCTCTGCCAAACAGTCGTTACACGGATCAAATTTTTCTTCGAGATCCTTATGCTCGCAGGTTTTGCAATAGGTTTTGAAATCAACCTCTTTGTAAATATTTTCCATAAGCTATTCCTTTCACATATAGTAGCGGAGCCAGATCGCATACCATACCTGCTCGTATGTACAGTTGGATAATAAGGCTTTAAATTCCTCCTCCGATAGAGACTTTATCCGAAATGACATAACTCGCAAAAATACAATGATGTTCCTAAGGACTTCTATCATCTGTGTCACCTCCGCTTTATGCTGCCATACCAGATGACTGCTCACATACTATGGGCTTTTTATTGATCCATTTGGTCTCATTAAATGTTTTCTTATCTTTCAATGCTTTGCTGATAGCAAGATCGATACCAGACCGAGATTTCAAATGGTAGTAATACAGATCCGTATATGGCGTATTCATTCTGTCTATTCGACCAGCAGACTGTGCCATGATCTTATACGAATAATTCTGAGAATAGAATATAATCGTGTCTGTTGTAATACAGTTCCATCCTTCAGCCCCGGCATTGTACTGAACTAAATATACCCATGCATCGCTAGTCGGCACTGGCTGATGTTTGTGACCATTCCATTCCCTGACTTCGTAGCCAGAGAATATTTCCTTCAGAAGCTCAAGCTCGTAATCAAAATTGTAGAATATAATCGCTTTCGGATGCTTCTCCACAATTTCGAGTAAAGCTATTTGTCTGGACTGATCGGTGTTTACAATTTTTCTCCATACATAGCACAGACCAGCAGCATTGATAATTGGTTCTTTTTTAAACGGGTCCCATCTGGTTTTTCCGACATCTTTATACCTTTCGATATTGTACTTGACATAAATATCCTCATGGTGCGAAACCGTCTGGCGTTTGAAATCCATATTCACCAAGATTTTGTTTCGCAATCGAATCAATCTACCAGTATTCAAATATCGGTCAACTTTAGGAAATTTGCTAAATCGGCTATAGACTATATGCTCTCTTGTGAATTCGCTTCGGTTTTTATAAAATCCGTTAGCCACAAACACCGGAATATAATCCTGCCACGTATCGCCAGGAGTTGCGGATAGTAATATCCACTCATTTACCTTGGCGATTTTCAAGAATGCTTTAACCCATGTTCCAGAGCCTATGACACGCTGCTCATCGAATATAAAGAAAGCATCTTTGACATCTGCATACTTCTTGATGTTGTTCCAAGAATCAATCACAACCTTATTGGTATATAAATTTTCTTTCTTATTGGTCGATAGCAGAAATGGTGAGAGCTCCCCTTCCCATTCAAATGTATCCCGTTTCCTAGCAGTTGTGATTATGTACAAATCCTTAATATTCACATCGTCCATAGGAACATATTCATTTGTTCCGAGCTCACCACCGTTTCGAACATAATAGTAGGCCAGCGAAGTTCTGGATTTTCCACTACCAACACCGCCA